TGGAGACTCATCAGGGGCTAAATCAGCGATTCTATCACTGAAATTATACAGCCGCCTTGATGGTATCACACTATCAATTACTGCACCGGGGTCACCAAACTTTAACGGGCCGGGATTATTATAACTTGGCATTATATATATCCTTCCTCAGTTTATTGTTTAAAGTACGCTATTACGGCTACCAGCATTTACAATACCATCCCACATTTTGTTTTCTTCAGACTTAGGTGAGCTTGGTGCTCCACCTTGAAGAACTCCAGCTGTGCGAGGTTGCTGTTGAGCTGCTTGTACTGCTTGTGCCGTTTCAGGGACGTTACTTTTTTTATTAACGTCTCTATATAGCTTTACCAGATTCGATAAACCAACTTGCTCTTTGGGTTGCGAAACAAACCCCATAAACTCTTGAACATCTTTGTCCGAAAACTTATAAGTGTTACGTAACTCATTCACAGTATTGTTGTATGTTATCTCTTCTGTCATCTGTCGTTTTTGCTCATTCAATGCATTGTTCACTACATTATTCATCATGCCAACCTCTTGGTTAACACGAAACTTAAATGATGGTGATTCTGAATTGTAATAAGCATCCCAAGGGTTAAAGTCCTCAGCGGATAATCCTTGCTGAGGTTCTTGCTGTGCTTGTTGTGGTTGTCCATTTATGTTCTTCTGTAATACGTCAACAAGGTCAGGTCGTGATTCTAATAAATCCCCCAATGGCTCAAGCCTTTTAAGCTTATCATTCTCCGCTTGGGTTCTATCATACATTGACTGGAATTTACGGGCTTCAACTTCCCACTCATTCTCAGGAATTGTTTCCTGTTTTACTTCAACTTCTGGAGCTGAAAAGTCTACTTGCTCATTTTGAGCAGCAGGCTCTGTGTATTGTTCTTCTGCTTCCGTTCTTACTTCACTAACGATATTTGGGCCATTATCAACCAAGCCATCAGCTACGGGTTGGGCCTCTGTCTGTGCATTGTCCATATTGTCTCCTTAAGATGTCCCGAAGGTTTCTGGAGCCGAACTAGCATCTGCTCTAACATTTGCTAATTTCTCCGCTTCGAGCTTCACCTTTGTTTGTAGATTGTTTAACTGAACTCTTCTGTCAGCTTTGGCGTCTGATGCAACATCCGCTAATCGAGATTTAAATTTCTCAACCTCGACACGCTTTCTGTCGCTAACAGACTCCCTTTGGGCAGTCTGGAGGTCTCCCTCCAAATTCTTTATTTGCTCACCCATCGCCTGAACTTGTTGCATGAGTTGATTCTTCTCATCAGTCCGACGAAGAATAGCTTCTTTATCAAATATTTCTGGATTCTTCTTTAACACTTCTACCTTATCTACGATACCCATTTGATAGGCTTCCATATACACACCTAACTCTGCCCACTTATTGGTTGGCAAAGTAGAGCCCGGTTCAATACGTATATCGTGTTGTCCTAAATTATGTCTTTCTTTTTTAATGTCTAAGATAGCGCCTACTTTATCATCATATGTATTTACTGTAACCTCAGTTATATCGTTGTTTGCGCTATTTAAACGGAAAATCTTTTTGTAAGTATAGTGACCTTTAGATAGGTTATATAAGACTTGACCTAAACGATTGATACTAAACTCAATATCTCTTAGTTTTGATTTAGGTCTATCGGTTCCTAGTGCTATCATCCGCTCTGTACCTTTTACAGTATCCGGTGCTTTCTCTGCGAAACCATGCATCATTTCAGGTAAACCAAATGTAAAGTCAATATAAAACTCACATTGTTGGATTAGTTTATAAAATTCACCTGCTAATGGTTGAGGTGCAGGAAAGTGTGGTTCACCTTGAGTGCTGTCTACTTCTATGACTGCATTCGGATTAGCCCAATCTCTTTCTAATTGACCTAAGTCTTCTACACTACCTAGTGGTACTAATAGTTTTAATCCACCAGAAGCCTGAGCGTGGGATAAAGCAAGTGACCATAACTTATTAAGTAATCGTTGCATTGGACGAGCGCGAGATACATCTGACTTAGGATAAGGGGTTTCTGTAAATACATTTGGTATAGGTACTATTGGATAATGGTCTGTGTTTAAAATAGTTTCATATAATACAACTTGGCCAATAGAAGCACATACTTTAACTCGTGTTTGTTTAACCGGTATAATTTGATATTGACTTGCTTCTATCTGCTCTCGATTGTTATCGATAAATTCTTCATACTCCTGCTCACTAAAGATAGCTTCTTCACCTGACTGCATATCAATAACACGGTAAAAACTAACCTTTACTTTATAGAAACGCTCTAAGACTTGATATTTATTTCTTTCAAAGTAATCTAAATCTTTTGCTTCTGCTGGTGTAAATACCTTTTTACCATTATTATTCATTGCATCTGGGTAATCTTCTTCCATATAGGTATCAAGGTCTTGAATGATACCTTCTTCCATCTCACCCGTTTCTGGGTTTTCTTGTTCACCTAATTCTGGGTAGAGGCTGACAACTTGTTCACCCGTGAGGATAGTAGAGAGGATAACACCTTCAGCGTCATCGAACCATCGGTTGCGAGTATTTGGAGAGACATATACCCTGAATGGGTTGACATAAGTGAACTTGACATCGCCCCTACCAAAATCTGATTCGGGGTCTACATATGAATATAGATATCCCATTCCGGTAGTAGCATAATCATGGATAGCTTGTTTTAACTGCCAGTCTCCATTGGAGTTACCCCACACATAACCCATGATAGTTCTCCATACAGAAGCAACCTTAACATCGGAATCTTCTCTAGGGGTCATGGTAAACGCTGGGGCTCTGGAAGTTAATACAGCTTTAAATTTTTCTACAGCTGGCCCAATCCTGTCCATAGGTACATCAGCTTGATTACGAGACTGTAGTTCATCTACTTCATCACTACTAAAGTGATTACCATGATAAAAGTCTACATCATATCTTGCTTCTGTATCCCAATCAGAACGTGCGTTGCGCCAACGACGATAAAGGTCTTGGTTATAATCGGCGCGTTTATCTTTATCTAATGTCACTATATAGGCTCGTTAGCTAAACGTTGAACTAAAACCCTTCCAAGTAAACTTTGTACTTGTGGGTTTAATGTTTCAGGTGCAATTGCTTTACGCTGCAATAGACTTCGTTGTCTTCTGGATAGCGGTGTTTCTATTCCCATTGACTGCATATAAGCAGAAGAAAGTTTCGGAACTGTTAATTTTACTTTTGGATTTTTTGCAAATTCATAGTTATCAGCAGGACGAATTCTTTTATCTTCGCTTATATTGCCCATAAGAGAATCAAGGCTTTGAGGTTTTATTAAACCTTGTGCTATTGCTTCTTCTATTGTTCCTGTACTAGTAGGTGCATCCGTTCCTCTTTGCCCATACTGCATCGCTGCTTCAAACTCGGGGTTAGACATAGGAGCATCAAAGTTTGGAAAACGATTCTCTAAACTCTCTAAGCCAACCATCTTATATTTTACTTTTCCACCTTTTTGCATACTCTTGCGACCAGTTCGAGGCATCTTAGACTTTTTCATTCTTTGTAATAATCGTAAAGAATCTAATTGCGGGTCAATCGTATCACCAGTAAGGGCGTTTAATTTATTTCTTCTGTCGCTCTCCATATAATAATTTAACAAATCATCTAAATTACCCATGGTTGTATCAGGCCCCATTAAGCTATCAGGTGGGCCATACATTTGTGGGTTGCGAATCTCTTGCTGTTTACGAGGCTGCATCTGTCCACCCTGCTGGTATTGTTTAATCATGCCGCCTTGTTCTTTAGATGGAATAAGTTCAGCGGTACGCATATTTTCCATTTGTTGTCTTAAACTAGCAACATCAATCTGAGGGTTAATTCCCGGATTTTTTCTAACACTACCGCTATATCCTACAGGAATAAGACCAAATAAATCTCTACCTGCTTTTGACTGTGCTACATTATACGGGTCAATACTTTTGTATTTATTATCGTCATCAGATACTTGATATCCTATGTCGCTACCTTGTATAAATTGGTCAGCCATAGTATCATCCATACTCTCAGCATTCATTCGATATGAAAAATTTCTTGGGTTTTCAGCCGCAACATTTAACATTCCTGTCATAAACATATCTTTTACCGTCTGGTCGTTTACCTCGGATTGTTCTCTTAAAGCTCTTCCAGATACATTAACTCCTCGTTCTAGTTCTGCTTCTCTTTTCATTAATGCTTCGGGGTTATTAAAAACTTGTTCGCGATAATCACTAGCTCTCTGATACGCTCTTTTACCGCCGACACCCGGAATTATATCTAAAATCTTTTGTAACGCATTAGGGCTATACTTGTATGATTCTGCACGTTCTAGCCCAACATCTCCACCTCCATACTTGTCTCCAAAGTACTCTCTATAAGCATCATTATATTCATCTTTAGAGTAAGAGCGACCTGATTTTATGTAGTCATCTATTTTTACCTTACCACCATCTTGATACTGGGGCATCATGCCACCCATTTCGTAGCCATATTTTTTTTTATCTTTTTGATTATACATTCTGCGACTATGAAGTTGACCACCACCTTCATACTCATCCATCATACCACCACCCATAAACATGGGTGATTTAGGTTGAGCTAGTCCAGTTTCCATAGAAGCGGACGCAATTAAAGCATCCATAGCCGAATTGCCATTCTGCATTTGCTGCATGGCACGACCTTCATTAGTGATTTGTTTTAAAACGGGTAGGTAATCAGGGACAGCTTCTTTGGGTATTATCCATTCGCCGCCCTCTAATTCAACAGGCTGTTCACCGGCAACCATGCCAGCAACTCCGCCTTGTTCATGTGATGGCCCCCTAACTAAGCCGTAGCTGGGAAACCTGCTTTTTTGTTTAGCCATATGGTATGTGGATTAATAGCTTTATTTAAAATGTTTATAAACAGGTGTGTGAAGTTACACTCCACAGCATTTAAATATAAGAAGGACAATGACAATAAACCAAGAAATAAATAATTAATTTCTAGCACCCGTTATCCAGTTGTATTTACGCAGTTTAGGTAAGAGTTTACTTTTACGTTTACTGCTAGCAAATCCTTCTTTAGTAGTGGCTTGTGATTTTGGCGCCCTAGCAAAGTAGTCTGCATAGTATAGCGCATCCATAATATCATCATTTCGAGGTTTGGGGTGTTCAAAGAACTCATCTATTATCTCTGTCATCTCTCTTCTGATATATAATTTCTTAGAATTAACAATAGGGCCTAGTGTGGTTTCTAGCCTATCTTGCTTTTTTATTCTATTGGGTGGCTTAACACCCTTAAAGATACCGGGCATCAGTCTTTTTTCATTAGCACTCATACGGGTTACCATATCTCTAACCATCTCTTGGGCTGCAACGGTCTCAATCGTTACCCGCCTAACAGGACTATACTTCTTTGCCATCTCTATAATCTTAGCTGGGACATCAAAAGTAGGGATACGTTCTCTAAAATACTCTAAAACATACCGATTACTCTTAGAATCTATCGCCATTACCAGTATGACTTGATAGTCAGAGTTCTCTGTAGCTGTAGCTGCAAGGTCAACACCCATGTAAATATTGATAGGAATTACTTCATCACCCTCTACTAAGTAGTTAAAACCGTTCATAAGCTTACGCTCACCATTGTAATGCTGGATTCTATCTATCTTAAACGATGCATTGGTAATATCTCTCGCATCATTCATGTATTCTTGAGCAAACTTATTAACTAAGCCTGCTTCTATAAATTCTTGTTTCTTATGATTTAACTTAGAAAGCGGGAACTGCTCAGGCCATAATGCTTTACCTTCTTCAATCGCCCTGTGAAAGAACACATCCCATGGATAACTTCTATCATCTTTTTGTGCTTTACGGAATCCATCATAGGTCATCTGTAAAAAGCTATCAAAGTGTACAATAGTACCGGCTAACCATATCCAACCCTCATTACCGGGTGATTCTTCTAAAGCAGGATAGATTGTAGATACCACCCACCTTTTAATCTCATTACGTCGCTCAGGAGTCTTTGTATTTAGCTCTGATTCAAAGTCATCCAAGATAATACCCGTATAACGGACATCTACCTCTGCACGCCCCCTAAGCCTTTGAGAAGTACCTTTAGCTATAATTCTATCTCCTTTAGGAATAACAAGGTCTTTTTCTGTCCAACGCTTTCCTACGCTACCCCCATCCATATTACCAAAGTAATACTTGATGGTCTTGTTGGTCTCTAAGTGATATCGAAGATACTTTAAGTGGTCAATCGCCTGACCTTGCTCTTCCGATACCCATGCAATAAAGTTTTGGTCGTCCTCACTAGCAAAGCATAACTTATGTAAAATAGCTGATTTAGATAGAATAGATTTACCAAAGCCCCTAGGAAGTATAATACATATACGTTCCCCGGGTTTAGTTGATATTAGTCTTTTAGAAACGGTGTAGTGACAGGAAGGGGATGCACTCTTATGCATAAAGTCTTTGGGAAGAAAGGCTCTTCCAAAGAATAGTAGGTCTTTATAAGACTTGGCTAATATCTCGTCCCGACGAATCATCTCTTCAGGAGGAGGTATAACGTTAAATGTCTCTATTGGCTTCTTTTTTGGCAAGTTTTCTCGCTCTTCTGCGTTTAGCTCGATACTCAGCAATCTTTTTGGTAGCAAGCATTCTAGCTCTTTTTCTTAATTTAGCCCCCTTGTTAGGCACTACCACTTGACCCGATTTGCCCAGTAAGCTGCGGACATCTTACCCTTCGCAATATTCTTTCTGTGTCTTGCCTTAAATGATTTACGTCTCATCTTTTGTTTACGAGACTCACCCGCTTTAGGCTTACCAGCGGTCTTGACCCCCTGTTGGCCAAATCGAATGGTCTTAATCTGTGTTCCTTGTTTAGCAACAACGATATGACTTTTCTTTGGATGACCCGGAGTTCTCTTTGGCTTGTTATATCCCGACACACCTGCTCGGGCTAATCTTGAATCTTTTTTCTTTGGCATTATGCTCTTCTCACTTTACCTGCTATTCGTTTACTATACTTTGCTTTTCCTTTGCCAGCTTTGCTCGCTGCTCGTTTACGTCTATTAGTAGCAGCTTTTTGGGATTTACTAAGACTTTTCCTAACTTTTTTAGGTAGGTAACGTCCTCGTTTTTTTCTTGGTTTCTTTTCATCGCCTTTGGTTGTATACCCCCACTCTTGCTTTGTCCATTTAGACAAACGGTTACTACTTGATTTTGCACCCTTGTAGCCACCACCTGCCTTTTTATAACGAGCGGTAGCCAATTGTGCCTTACGTGCTGACCATTTTCCTTTGGGGCCACCCTTGCTGCCCGCTTTTACACTAGCAACAATTCGTTTCCACATTGCTGGCTTGGTCTTGACAGCTGAAGCCATTACTTGCCCCAGCTCTTCTTAGCCACACTTTTGGCTTGTTTACTTAATTCACCAAAGTGAAACAACCGTTTACTGTTTGGGCCATGTGTTTTACCACTATGTAGTTGCCCATTGGGCATCTTATGCAGACCGCCCTTATGTTCTTTACCACTTTTAAAGTAGTGTTTAACTCCCATTCCCATGGTAACTCCTATTTCTTTTTCTTAACGCGTCCACCTTTACGCATCTTTTTAACAACTCCACCACCCATCATCTTCTTTTTCTTCTTCTTCTTTGGTGGTCTTCCCTTTTTTGAACCGTAAGTTCCTTTTCCGTATGGCATCTTATTTCCTTATTATTTTAATGTTGTAATGTATCTTACCCCACTGAACATATACAGGATATGCCCAATTGGGTCTATTGAGACGCATTCTCTTCTATTAGCCCCGTCTCAAAGGCTTTTAATCTATCCTTAGAGAAACCAGTAAACTCTTGTATCAAGGCTACAGAGTCTGTTTTCTTTTCGGTAGACAATAATCCTGATATCTTCATCAAGGTCTCTAATGCACGTAACTTATCACCATCCCGTACATCTGCTTTATCTACTACTGACTTTGCATTCTCTAATAAATAAGTCTTAGTAATCCCCAAGTCATCCATTAACTCTTCTACTTCTTTGTTAATCAATGTTCGTATCCTCTTTTGTCTTAATAAAATCTTAGAACGAGTCAAAGCATACCGACGGTTCTTGGTCTTATAGACCGTTAAGTAAGCATCCGTTGCATCACGACCCATAGCTACCATCTTAGCAAACAGCTTTTCTCTAGCAGTAATGTACTTGCTGTTCTTACGGCGTGTAAATGTATAAATATCTTTGGGAGGCTCTCCCTCTAGCTTGGCATTCTCTACAACAAAAGCAGTCCCTAATAACGTACGAATGTAGTTGGTCTCTTTGTTATATTGATTACTAAACATGACCGCACGTCTTAATACTGTAAATACCTGCCCATCGTCACTCAAAGCCCACTCACCCTCTTCCGCATCCCGCCAATTCTCTTTTAACTCTGCTTTTTGGTGGTGCTTTCTAAATTCTTCTTCATTCTCGTATAAATGATAATCTACCCCACTAATGGTCTTGACATACATACTACGCCTTGGCTTTTACATCCGGAATATCTATATCAAAGAAGTCTACCAGTACAGGGGATTCCATCTCATCTATAATTAATAATATCTCCATCATATAGGCATAGTCCCCCGTCTCCCTAAATTTACTCGATAAAGACTTTAAACTATCTATGGCGGGGCCTAGGTCTAAGATTTCTATACTGGGGTTTATTTCCATGGTATAAATATAAGCATATATTACTTTTTTAAACAAGATGAAAAATAAAGGTTGACTGGTATAGGTTAAAACAAATAAATTCAAATGTCGGTTAAGACAGAATAATATATTATAATACTATTAATATATTAATATATTAATATACTATAATACTATAATATTAGTAATACTATTAATATTAGTAATATTATAATATATTAAAATAAACTTCTTATAATATATTAATATACTAGTAATACTATAGTATTATAATATTACCGCGAAATATTATGATAGTACCCGCGAAATCAATCCTACCTAAACTTTCAAAAAATTTCTAAAAAATAATATTAATATGTGTGTCTTTCTTTTATTTATGACAT